CTTGGTTTGACTGGTGATGGACAGGGAAACTGGGTAGATAAAGCTGGTACTATTGTAGCAAGAACTGAAGGTGGAGAACTTAAATTTACTGATAAGAAAACTAGTGGCAACGAAAGAGAAGATGCAAAGACTGTACAATACAAAGCACCTGAACAACAGGTAGGTAAAAAGGCTCAGGTACCAGAGGAAGAACCGAGTAAGAAATCTGGTAGTGAAGATGAGGAAGGTGGTAGTAAAGAACGTGAAGGAGAGACTGTTACTCTAGTATTTGGTAGATTTAATCCACCTACGGTTGGTCATTTGAAACTTCTCGATGCTGCAGAACAAGTTGCAGGTGATGGGGATTTGAGAATCTATCCTTCTAGGTCATTTGATCCTAAGAAGAATCCACTTGACCCAAATCAAAAGACTGATATGATGAAGACAGTCTTCCCAGATCACGCAGACAATATTGTCAATGATGAGAACGTAAAGACTATCTTTGACGCACTTAAGTTGGCTGATAATGAAGGGTATTCTGATGTAAAAATTGTCGTTGGTTCTGATAGAGTTGGAGAGTTTGATAATCTAGCACAGAAATACAATGGTGAACTCTACGATTTTGAGAATATTGAAACTATTTCTGCAGGTGAAAGAGACGAAGATGCCGAAGGTGTATCTGGAATGTCTGCATCGAAGATGAGAAAGGCTGCAGCCGATAATGATTTTGAGATGTTTAGGACTGGTGTTCCTGATGTTGTAGACGATAAGACTGCAAAACAGATTATGAATACTGTTCGTAAGGCAATGAAAGTTGAAGAAGGTTGGTCTCTTTGGGAGATTGCACCTAGGTTTGATTGGAAAAACCTACGAGAAAATTATGTGACTGGTAAGATTTTTAAAATCAATGAGATGGTAGAAAATCTTAACACCGGATTGGTTGGTAAGGTTATTCGTAGAGGAACTAACTATCTGATCTGTGTCACTGAGAATAATATTATGTTCAAGTCTTGGATTAGAGACCTGACTGAGTATACTGAGATCAAAATGGACCGTAAGATGAGGACACCTAAGAAACCAAACACTCTTACAGGAACCACTGGTTACTTTAAGAATGCAGTTGATATGACTCCTGGGTTTGATAAGGGTGATAAAACTAATCTTCAACCTGGTGGTAAACCATACAAAGGTCCCAAGACAAATATTAGAGAATTCATAAATACCTACAAGAGAAAACGTGTCTAGTTTGAAATCCATGAGAAAAAATCATTCAAATTGGAGAGAAGATCTACGTGAAGTAGTTGATATCGAATCTTCCGAACCAGAAACTGAAGAGAAGTCTGAAGTAAAGATTGGTGATAAGAAAGTAAATAATAAGATTGTCATCAATCCTGTGATGAAGGAAGCCTTCGGAGAGATTGGTGCACTTGTAATTGAAGTCACTGAACTTGAAGAAGGTGATTGTGGAGATGATAAAGAAAAAAAGAAAAGAGATATTGAGAATCTTCAGAATGATAAAGATACTAAGGAAGGTAGAAAGCCTGGTAAGTTGAAAGAAGATCTTGGAATGCTTCAACAACAGAGGGCCAAAAGTGAAGTCCAGACCGCAAAGATTGATATGAAGATTGCGAGAGAGAGAACAAAGACTGCGAAAGATGCAAAGAGTTCAGTACAAGATCAAGAAGCACAACAGGTCAAAGAAGTTCTTGATATGAAGAAGGCTGACATGGGTGAGGTGATTACAGATTTTCGTAAGTTTGAACGTAAGTCTGATAAGAAGAAACAGCAGATGGCCATTGCAGCTAAATTGAATGCTGAAGCAACTGAGGATTCTTTGAGAGATGAGCGTCAGATGTATGGTGGTGTTGATGGTAACAATCGATACAACAAACCAGTTAGTAACAAACCAAACACTTGGGGTAAAAAGAAGCCATCTGGTGGTCCATCTGCACTAGAAAGAGTTAAGGCAAACATCCGAGCCAAACATGGTAAAGATTCTTTAATGTAATTACTATATACTATAGTATAGAGAATCATCATGCTAGCATTCCTACTTCCACTTGCATCAAAAATCATCACTGATGCCGTTGCAAAGATTCCAGAGAATGAAGAACTCGGTGAAAAATTGGTTGAGATCTGTCTTGTTATTCTTTCTAAGGCAGTTAAGTTGACCAAGACTGATATGGATGATCAACTGCTTGAAGTAGTATCAAAAGCAATCAAAACTAGGGAAGAGTGATTAAAAACCCTCTCTTGTGTTTTTATAAATAATTTGAAAGAACGTAACCTTTACAGGAAAAAGACATGACACTTTGGGGTAATAACGACAATGTAGATAGCGTAGGAGCTGTCGTCTTAGATTATGATACCGGTGTTGTCACTGGAACCGGTACTTCCTTTGGACAGGCTGGTTCTGCTCAAGAGGGTGATGTAATTCGTTTTGGTTCTAAATCCACTACTTACTTTGGTGATGCTGTAATTGTAAGTATCGCCAATACTCAATCATGTACTATTGGTAGTACAATGGGACTCTCTGGTGCTGCCATTGCTGGGGTTACCTTTGGAGTTTCTCAACTTCCAAAATATACTATTCTTGATTCTAAGTATAGTGAGAGTACTGTTCTTGCCAATCCTGGTGACAACTTTGTCTATGGTGTAGCCAATGCAGAAGGTGTTGCTTCCTCGTATAGAGTTACTCACGAAGGTTGGGTTGGTGTTACAACATATACCGATAGTGAAGGTGTTGCAAGAGTGAAGACAGAAACTCTGGTTGCCATGTCTGGTATCACCACTGGTACAGATAACGCATATCCAACCGCTGGATGATAAATGCTTTTTACTGAATTGAATGAGGAGAACTTTCTCCTCTTCGCTATTAAGCATTATGAGAATCCACAAGCTGTTACTAGAGAAGACTTCGATAAAGATCTAAGTCGTTTTAGATATATTAAAAGGTTACTTAAACGTTATAAGAGTACAGGTGAACTTAAGGTTCACCTTCTTATTAACCACTTTATTATCCTTTATAATATCTTTGGAGACGCAACAACCCCAATGTTGTTCTATAAGATTGATAAAAACTTGTGGGAATGTATTAAAACCTTTGTAATATTTCTAGATAAACTTCCAGATTATCCTAGATCTTATATACATGAGATCGAATTGGATCAGAATTGTTTAGACGCACTTAATGGAATCGCCAATGGATAAGGACAAGATTGATAGGTTTGTAAATGCATTTCGTTCTGCAATGTATAATGAATTCAGTGTCAATGAGGAAGGAATGGTGGCAAATCCTCCTGGGGGATCTGGTGGATTTAGTGGCTCCTCCCCTGCTGCTGGTCCTACTGCTGGTTTCGACCCCACTATGAAACTAGATGGTCGTAATAAGTATGTGAAAAAGGCTATTCAAGACTTAATGAATAGAAGTCAGAAGAGAAAGGATAAGAAGGCAAAGAAAAATGCATTAGAGTTCAATCCATACTTCAAACCTCATGGAAAGTCATCAAATTAAGGTTGCAGTACTAGAACAAAAGATTGAAGATTTGAAACCAATAGTTCTTCGAATTGATAAAGCAATAGAAAAATTAAGTGAAGTAAATACTACTGTGAGTCGTATGCTTGCAGTACATGAAGAACGCATATCAAAACAAGAACAGACTGACATTGTACTCTTTACAAAAATTGACAAACTCCGTGATAAAATGGACGGGGATCATGACATGGTATTGCAAAGATTACGTCAACTAGAAAAACGTGTATGGATGGCAGTGGGTGGTCTCGCTGTATTGAGTATCGGTTTGAAGGTCATGACGGCAATTCCCAAGGTCTTGACAAACACTCCGGTTGTCTCTACAATGGTAAGAACTGTTAGTAGGTGATATGGATTTTATTGATGTAAAGTACATCAATCTGATATCCTCCAGACTTCCAAAATTTAAAAAGGTAAAACCAAACCTTTATAACTTTCGGTGCCCCTGTTGCGGTGACAGTCAGAGACAGAAGAACAAGGCTAGAGGTTATCTCTACCGGGTCAAAAACAATACTAACTACAAGTGTCACAACTGTGGAATTAGTGTGTCCTTCAATAGTTTTTTAAAGGACTTAGATCCAGAGACACACAAACAATATATCTTTGAGAAGTTTAAGGACGGGAAGACAGGTAAGAACTTTGCTGCACAAACTCCTGAAGATATTTTCAAAAAAGTTGAGACATCTAAACCAACTTTCAAGGAGAAAATCGTGATTGATTTACCAAGTGCATTTCTTGTAAGTAGGTCTAAAGAATATCTAGAGACTAGAGCAATATTTCGTGGAGAGTTTTATTATGCTAAAAACTTCATGGAGTTTGTGAATACAATCAAACCAGATACGTTCAAGTCTACTCATTACGGCGAAGAACGAATCGTGATTCCTCTTATCAGGAATAACACACTTATAGGAGTTCAAGGGAGAGCACTCTCTACGAACCCTATTAAATACTTAACCATTATGTTGGATGATGATGCCCCTAAAGTTTATGGACTTGACACAATTGATAAAAGACTGCCAGTCTATGTGGTCGAAGGACCCTTTGACAGCACTTTCATCAGCAATAGTGTGGCTCTGTGTGGTAGTGACGGTGAAATTCGTGATCTTGAGAGAAGCGATAAAGTTTTTGTATACGATAACGAGCCCCGTAATAAGGAAATTGTTAATCGAATTGAACGATGTATTGAACGAGGCGAAAGAGTCGTCATCTGGCCCACCAACATTATAAAGAAGGATATTAATGAATTAATTTTAGATGGTATGACTGAAAATGAAATAATGGAAATTATTAAAAATAATACTTACTTTGGTGCAATTGCTAAATTAAAATTAAATCAATGGAAGAGATGTTGATATATTTGGGACACATTTAAGATGATGTTTTAAATTAGAACAAATGGTTTCTTTTTTACAAAATAAACAACAAAATCTATCAGTTCTTTGTTTTTTAAAAAGTGGATGTTTTTCTCCCCTAATTCCAAACATTGGATTATTTGTTCCTTTCATCCTTTCTGAATGGTCTGGTCTTTTTCTTCTGGCGTGTGGTCTTGGAATACCTTTGGTTTTTTCACTTAATTTTTTATTTCTTTCTTTTGTGTGCTTTTTCTCAGAAAACCCAGATCCAAATTTACCATTAGCAACTGCTATTGATTTATTAATATATAAAGGATTTTTATTTACATTTAATTGACGATGAATTTTTTCTTCTTTTTCATAAGCATCTTTTCTTTTTTTAAATTCCTTTATAATAATTGTTTTAAATAAATGTGGATTATTTTTAATTTCATTTTTCCAAATATTTCTATATTCTTCGGACATTACGGATCCGTGATATCCACCTTCAACTTTATCAATACTTGTTGACCCAATATAAAATGGAGGAAGATTATTTCCCTTATAAATTGTAAGGTAAACGCAATACATACCATATCATTTATATCCTATTATTATTTATAAAAATTTATAATATAACGATATGGTTCTATCTGGACATAATGTTCAGAAGATAGTAGAATCAAATGTATATACTGGACTACAAGCAAAACTAAAATTCACAACCTGGAAAAAAGTATGAGTAATGGATTAAAGGTTACTAAAAGAGACGGTAACATTGAAAAATTAGATCTCGATAAGATGCATAAGATGGTGGAAGTTGCCACTGCAGGTCTTGCTGGTGTGTCTGCAAGTCAGGTTGAGATGACTTCTGGTATTCAGTTCTATGATGGTATTACAACTGAAGAGATTCAGGAAATCCTTATTAGAAGTGCTTCTGATCTCATTGATCTAGACCATCCTAACTATCAGTTTGTTGCTGCCAGACTCCTTCTGTTCTCTTTGAGGAAAAGATTGTTTGGTAAGATGAATGAACTACCAAATCTGACAGATCATATCACCAAACTTGCATATGATAATGTTTATGATAAGGATATTTTTGTTAAGTATTCTCTGGAAGAGATTCTAAAGGTAGAAACTTTTATTGATCATGATCGTGATTTTATGTTTACCTATGCCGGATTACGACAGGTTGTAGATAAATACCTAGTACAAGACAGGAGCACGGGTGAGGTCTATGAGACCCCTCAGTTTATGTACATTATGATTGCATTGACAATCTTCCGTGATTATCCTAAAGAAACCAGACTATCATATGTCAAACGATACTACGACGCAATCTCCAAACACAGAATCAACATCCCAACACCAATCATGGCCGGAGTTCGGACACCACTCCGTCAATTTGCATCTTGTGTTCTCGTTGATGTTGATGACACCCTCGATAGTATCTTTAGCAGTGATATGGCTATTGGTAAATACGTCGCACAAAGGGCTGGTATCGGTATTAACGCAGGCAGAATTCGCGGCATCAATTCTAAAATTAGAGGTGGCGAGGTACAACACACAGGTGTTGTCCCCTTCCTTAAAAAGTTTGAAAGCACTGTCAGATGTTGCACACAAAACGGTATCAGAGGTGGTTCTGCTACAGTTCACTTTCCTATCTGGCACATCGAAATCGAAGACATCCTAGTTCTTAAGAACAATAAGGGTACAGAAGACAACCGAGTGAGGAAACTTGACTACTCAATCCAACTTTCAAAGATTTTCTACGAACGTTTCATTGCGGATGGAGAAATTAGCTTGTTCTCACCGCATGACGTACCAGGTTTGTATGATGCTTTTGGTACTGATGACTTTGACACTCTATATCGGATGCATGAACTCAATGATGCTGTTCCAAGAAAGACTGTCGGTGCACAAGAACTCTTTCTAGATCTTCTGAAAGAGAGAGCAGAGACTGGTCGTATCTACATTATGAATATTGATCACTGTAATTCACATTCTTCTTTCAAGGATCAGATTACAATGAGTAATCTTTGTGTTGCTGGTGATACTAAAATTAAGATTAAATATCCAAAATCAATATGTGATGATATTGGAGAGATTTATGATTGGAAAGTGTATGAAGAAGAAATTGAAATTGGAGATCTGGATGAATATATTAGTTCCAGGGAAATTGGAATTATGTCTTATAAAGTAAGTGATAATGACCCTTGCGAAGATTTTCCTCAAATAGAAGTCCTTTCTTATAATATTGAAACTAATCAACAAGAGTGGAAACCTATCACTGCTTTTGCTGAAACATCACCAAAAGCAAGAGTAATGAAAATTACTGATGAAGAAAGTGGTAAGAGTATTGTAGTCACACCAGAGCATAAATTATTTACTAAAAATCGTGGATATGTTATGGCTAAGGATTTGGTTGAGACTGATGAATTGGTACTCACATCTAACGAAAAAACTTCTACTCTTATAATTGAATACTTGGAAGAAAAAATTCCAGTTTATGATATTACTGTAGAAGGAACTCATAATTTCTTTGCAAATGATATTCTTGTGCATAATTGTCAAGAAATTACTCTTCCAACTGTTCCTCTTCAACATATTGATCAAAAACCAAATACTTTGAAAATGAAAGTAAAGGTTAAAAAAGATAAAGTTGAAGATTATAAAAAATATGTCCAAAATACTGGAGGGGTTCTATATGATCATGAATAGTTAATATCAGAAAAGTTACAGAACGCATATAAATAAAATAAAGATCAATCTTTATGGAAAATAAAATTGCATTTGTTTATGAATGGAATAATTTGAAAACGGGTATGAAATATACTGGGTCTCATTTTGGAGCACTTAATGATGGATATATTTCTTCCAGTGATCATTTTAATTCAATCTATAAAAAAACTCCTAATATTTTTGAAAGAAAAATTTTATTTGTTTTTGAAAAAAGAATGGATGCTTTAAAAAAAGAATCAGAAATTCTAAATGAGGTAAATGCAGCAAAAAATCCAAAGTATTATAACTTGTGCAATAATCCAGGTAAAGGGTGGTCTCATCATGATGATGATAATTTGTCTAAAATATTTTACGAAAAAATATCAAAATCTAAAAAAGGAAAACCTGCACATAATAAAGGAATTCCAATGAGTGAAGATCAAAAGAAAAAACTATCTGATAGATGGATTGTATCTGGTCCAAATATTGACGGTGAAACTGAAATTGATAATATGTTGCAATTTTGTATTGAAAATAATTTAAATCCTTCTGCAATGAGTGCAGTTGCTAGAGGGAAAAAACAACACCATCATCAATATAAATGTAGAAAAATTACAAACAAAAAAGACATAAACTATGAATATAAAGAGTGGAAGAGTAAAGGTAGAGTTGGAGGAAGTAAAAGTTTTGGGTCTAAAAATGGTTGGAGTAAAAAGGTTAAAATTGGAGAAGTTGTGTATGATTGTATGAAAGAAGCATCAAAAAAAACTGGTTTAAGTTTACATTTAATTAGAAAACAAGGAGATTTTAATGTCTAATAAATTGTACGAATTTGTATCCGAAAATGAACAGGAAGATAGTGAAAATTATGAATATTTTTATCAAGATGTAGTAGTCGATGATACTCCACCATCAATTCAACTTTGCATTCTTTCTGCTATTAATGTTGGAAAAGTGAAATCTGATGAAGAACTTGAGGAACTTTGTGATCTTTCTGTTCGTGGACTTGATGAATTGATTGACTATCAGAAATACCCCGTAAAGGCGGCAGAAATCGCTACTAAAGCACGTAGATCCCTTGGAATTGGGTATATTGGTCTCGCTCATTATCTTGCTAAGTTGGGATTCAACTACGACTCTCAGGAGGCATGGGATGCTGTTCATGGACTTTCTGAATCTTTCCAGTATTATCTTCTGAAAGCATCGAATAAACTTGCAAAAGAAAAAGGATACTGCGAATACTTTGGACGCACTAAGTATGCTGATGGTATTTTGCCAATTGATACTTACAAAAAAGACGTAGACGAAATTTCTTCTATTGATTATCAACATGATTGGGAAACTCTTAGAAAATCTATCTTGGAACACGGTCTCAGGCACTCAACACTGTCCGCACAAATGCCATCGGAGAGCAGTTCCGTTGTGTCAAATGCAACCAATGGAATTGAACCACCAAGAGATTACTTGTCCGTTAAAAAATCCAAAAAAGGACCTCTTAAGCAAATTGTTCCACAGTATCAAACACTAAAGAATAATTATACTCTTCTTTGGGAAATGTCTAGTAATCGTGGATATATTAATGTCGTTGCCGTTATACAAAAATTCTTTGACCAAGCAATTTCTGGTAATACCAGTTATAATCCGGAGAACTACCCAAATAATGAGGTTCCTGTAAGTGTCTTAGCACAAGACCTTCTTACTTGTTTCCGTGCGGGTTGGAAAACACTATATTATCAAAATACTTATGATATTAAAACTGATGAAGTAGTTGAAGAGAAGTCTGACCTTAATAATCTATTAACCGAACTAGAATCAGTAGAGGAGGGAGATTGCGAAAGTTGTAAGATTTGACAAAGGTTATGAAAACTAAATATGGTAAATAGGTTTCGTAATGGGTGGGTGCCAAACGAAGACCAAGACTGGAAACAATGGAGGAATAGTCTGAATGTCAATGGAATTTAAGGTTACAGAAGTGGGTGCCAATAATACCATGAGTACAGTGAAGGGAATGACAGTATTTAATACTGAAGTTCACGATGCCAAGAAACAGCCAATGTTTTTTGGCAAACCCCTAGGAGTTCAAAGATATGATTCGTATAAGTATCCAGTCTTTGATAAACTTACAACACAGCAATTAGGATATTTCTGGAGACCAGAAGAAGTATCACTTCAAAAAGATAGAGCAGACTATCATACATTGAGAGCAGAACAGAAACATATATATACTTCTAATTTGAAGTACCAGATTATGCTTGACTCCATTCAGGGTCGTGGTCCTGGTATGGCATTCATTCCTTACTGTTCTCTTCCTGAACTAGAAGCATGTATGGAGGTATGGGGATTTATGGAGATGATCCATAGTCGTTCTTACACATACATCATCAAAAATATCTATCCAGACCCTAGTGATATCTTTGATCATATCATTACAGATCCTAGAATTTTAGAGAGAGCAAAGAGTGTAACTGAATCCTATGATTCGTTTATCAACAGTGCTCAATCCTGGGGTAATGGTGAACTGTGGTCAACTGATTTTAGAGATACTCATGTGTCTCAGGACAGTATCAAAGATGTAAAACGTAAACTCTTCAGAGCAGTTGCGAATGTTAACATTCTTGAGGGTATCCGCTTTTATGTTTCTTTTGCTTGTAGTTTTGCATTTGGAGAACTCAAACTTATGGAGGGAAGTGCAAAAATTATTTCTCTCATTGCCAGAGATGAAAACCAACACCTTGCAATCACCCAGAACATTTTGAACAAGTGGGCTGCAGGTGATGATCCTGAAATGAAACAGATCATGAAGGAAGAGGAAGAGTGGTTGTATGCAATGTTTGATAATGCTGTCAACGAAGAGAAGAGATGGGCAGACCATTTGTTCAGAGATGGTAGTATGATTGGTCTCAATGATGCTCTACTCAAGAAGTATGTTGAGTGGGTTGCCAATCGTAGAATGAAGGCCATTGGTCTCAAGCCTGTCTATGATGTTGCTGCGAAGAATAATCCTCTTCCTTGGACACAACATTGGATTTCCTCTAAAGGTCTTCAAGTTGCTCCGCAGGAAACAGAAGTTGAGCAATATATTGTTGGAGGTATCAAACAGGATGTCAAAAAAGATACCTTCTCGGGATTCCAACTCTGATGACCTTCAAAAACTAATCAAATACTATAAGAAAATAAAAGCCAAAAAGTTAGACGACTACATATTTCAGGACTATGAAGAAAAGTGAGTGTGTGACTACGAGAACCCCTGGTTGTTTAAAGGTAAACCCTTTACCAGTGATCTTATTGGGGATAACTTTGGTTTTGTTTATCTCATTACCAATAAGACCACCGGTAGAAAATATATCGGAAGGAAATACTTGTGGTCATTCAGAACCCCTAAAGGAAAGAAGCGCAAGGTAAAACAAGAATCTGATTGGAAAAAATACTATGGTTCATGTCCTGAATTAAAAGAGGATGTGAACCTTTTTGGTAAGAATAAATTCTCTAGAGAGATACTTTCCTTACACGATACAAAGGGTCAGACTAACTTTGAGGAGACACGTCAGTTGTTTCTGAACGAGGTTCTGACAGAGAAACTTGACGATGGCACTTCAAAGTATTATAATGCACAAATACTTAACAGATATTACAAAAAAGATTACTGGAAAGACTAACACATTATAAATTGGCACACCACTTCTCCACATTCTCTGAAGGTGTGTTATTGTTACAATAAATAAACTTTACTTGAATTTATAGCTATTTCAATGACTAGAAAACTTCTTACTGGCCTTACTGTTTCAGCAACACTACTTGGTAGTGCATGTGTCGCTGCAAAAACTCTTGACGAGCATCTTGCAGAAGTCACTGGTGAAACAGTAGTGGAGGAAAAATTTGTTGTAGAAGAACAGAAACCTGTTGTGATTGTGGAGGTTGAGAAGGAATGGAAATGTCCTACATGTTCTCCCAATGAGAAATATGTTCTTAGTAAACTTCAAGAGTATACTAATATTGATGATCGTAATGCCCTTGCAACAATCATGGGTAATATTAAATCAGAATCTAACTTTCTTGCAAACATTTGTGAAGGAGGTGCCCGTGTTCCTTATGAACGATGTTATAGTGGAGGATTTGGTTTGATTCAATGGACTACTATCGGACGTTATCGTGGACTTGGAAACTTTGCTGTTAAGTATGATTGCAATCCAAGTGAATTAGATTGTCAAGTTCGTTGGATGGTTAATGAACCACAGTTTCAAAAAGTACTTCCCGTATTTGAAGGGGGTGGACAGACAGTATCTTATTACATGAAACCATCATATAGATGGTTGGGTTGGGGTATCAAAGGATATCGTCAACAGTATGCATATGATTATAGTAAGAGACTTGTATTAGGTTGATTTATGCTTGTAGACGATTCTTTAGTATTTGACAATAATGTTTTTGAAATAAACGAAGACCCAATAATTACTACAATCGATACCGAGATTGCTAAGATAACAACGATTGATAACTTTTATAAGGATGTAGATGGGGTTATAGCACAACTTCCAAAAATGCCTATAAGTTTAATCTGGGAACAACCAGATAATAACAAAACTTTTATTGATGCAAGAAAAGTATACCAATCAAATATGCGTGGGACAACACTTCCCTATGCATTTGATGGGTCATTACATACATTGTTGTCAAATATCATTGAATTTCCTCCAGAAAGAATGGATGTCAGTAAAGAATTTATTGTAAATTGTTTTTCATATACTGAAGACTTTGAATCATTTCTAAAGGACAACTGGTATGGGTGTCATCGAGACGACCACGACATTCTTCCACTGAATGGTGTTCCTGCTACAGGTCAAGTTGCGATTGTTGTTTTCCTAAATGAACACTATGAGGAAGGTGAAGGAATGAACTTCTATGACGTTCCACCTGGTGTAAAAGCAAACATTCGTTCTAAAAAATCTGAAGTTAAACAGATACATAGTATACAGGGTAAAAAGAATCGTGCAGTTCTTTTTGACTCTCAGTTTCCTCACGGACAACACACACCAACAACTCAGTTCAAGAATGAAATGAGATACACTCAGGTCATTTTCGTTCCATTGTACTAAGGCCCTTGACACCCGTCAGGGTTTACCCTATACTATAAAGGTGGTTGAGAGACCACTGCTGTGACCCCCTTGGTAGTTCAGGGTTAGAGGCGATAGGAACCAGGTCTTGACAGAACCTCTGACTTGATATATAATATTGGTTGGAGGTTCAGTTATGAATTCATGTTTGGAATGTGCCAGTCCCACAAAGAATGCAAAGTTCTGTTGTAGAAGTTGTGCCACATCACACAATAACAGGGCCAGACCAAAACGCAAACCAGAACATAAGTGTGTGGATTGTGGAAAACCCATAAATGCCAAGAGAGCCCGTTGTAGAGAACACTATGAAATCTGGAGACAGAAACGGGTAGTGGAGGATATGACCCTCTCTGAAGCCATCTATACCAAACATCACAGGTCTTCTGCGTATGCTTTGGTTAGAACACGCGCCAGAGCCGCCGCCAAGAAATTGGGACTTGACAAATGTCAGAAGTGCGGTTATGATAAACATGTAGAGATATCTCATGTCAAAGGCATCTCTACTTTTGAGGGACACACTCTCCTTAGTGTGATAAACTCTCAGAATAATCTGATGGCATTATGTCCTAATTGTCATTGGGAATTTGACAACTTGCCCCAGTAGCTCAGCCTGGATAGAGCATCGCACTTCTAATGCGTTGGCCGGGAGTTCAAATCTCTCCTGGGGTGTTGGAGATTGATCATCTCCATAGGGTATGACAGAAAAGTTGGTGTGGTCAAGCACCCAACATTGTATAGTAAGGAAGGCTGTGGTGGCCACCATATTACCTGGAGACAGGAGATATGAGAACTCTTACCAAGAGTCCTGAAAGTTCAGAGGTATTACTAAGACTAGTGAGACCCCTCTGTTGAAGGTAAAAATCTAATCCTTCTACCCACATTCCACAATAGCTCAGCGGTAGAGTCGCGCTGCCAACTCAGTCGGGGGTTCGATCCCCTCTTCGAGCATGTCGTATCAATCTAATGAATCATGTTAGTTATCAGATGCAAAAATTGTAATGTAGAACTTACGAGTTCTCCAAAGACTCAGACATGTGGTTGTCCTAATAACACCACACTTACTGATGATAAGATTTCTGCTGTTGATTTATCTAAAGTATTGATTGTATCAAACAATAAACTTGATGATAGTCATAATATATTGACCGCAGCAGACTTGATGTATCAGGAACAAAGACGTAGACGTAAGGTAAAGAGACTTGACTTTGAAGTCAGGTAACAGTACAATAAATAAATCAACTACAAATGAGATGATGGAAGTCTTTACGGTGAAAGAGTATCAAGATCGTTGGGATGAGTTGATGGAAAGGGTAGAGAATGGGGAGACTTTTGGTATAGTCAATGAGAACGGACAGGCTGCTGTAATGATGCCTGCTGATGATGAGACTCTGCGAATATACACAGAACACAACGAAGGTTCTTAATGAAGCGAAAGGGACTATCGCATATTGGTTAATGCCCACTACTTATAACGGTGTGAACCGAGTTCAATTCTCGGTAGTCCTATTGGGTACAACAAGGAAAGTTGTATTAAACGAAGGGTCCCCTCTGCTGAATCGTAGATTATCGTGGTCAGACACCCTCGCCCAAAAACGCTTCTTTAGCAATCTGGTGAATGCACCGATCTCATAAATCGGCTAAGGTGGGTCCGACTCCCACAAGAAGCATTGAGGTCAGTTCGCAGACTGTCCTCTTGACTCATACGGTCAAAACCCTTATACTACTAAGGTCAACACGAAAGACAATGACTATTACTTCTAAGTTCAAAAAAGACATCACAACTCTCCGGTCTGCAGCCAATGGGGAATTCTTCCTTGATGTAAAGAATCCAAAACTTTACAAGAAGGTTCGTAAATTTTATGAGAATGATGGTGTCACTTTTTCTGGTGATCCTCTCGATGATTATGATATTCTCATAGATTGTATTGCTGAAGACCTTGAAAGTGTGGAAGTTGGTTGATGAAAGTTCTTCTAGAACATTTTCCTTATCGATATGTTGAGTGTGGTACATTGGAAATCAATGGTATGCCCGACTATCGAATTCAAAAGGCAGACAGTTGGAGTAAACGTTACAGTGATATGTATCTGTGCGATAACCAGATGCAAATGTTGACCGCAATGGAAGACCTAGACTATACGAAATGGTTAGATCCGGCAGGAGTTCCTTGTTATGTAAGGGACAGAGTTTTTAGATAATAATAAATAGAACAGATTTGTATTTCGATTATGTCTAGTAGAAAAACATCAGATACTGGAGCATATATGTCTCAGTATGATCAGGAAGTGGAAACCAGACTTAAGGCTCTTGAGGCTGGTGTCAAAAAGGTTGGGGAAGAAGTTCGAAAAAAGAATTCCGCCCCTGCCGTAACTGCTCCTGCTCCGGTTAGTGGTGATCTAGAAGCCAAAGTAGACTTGTTACTTAG